GTTCCGCAGAAACACGTTACAGGAGTAGCGCGCAAAGGTATAGGCGTCACTTTGCGTAAAGCCCGCAGTAATGCGCCTGTTGACACCGGAGCATTATCACGGGGCATGAAACTTCGCGGCGAACGTTCGCGACTTAAAGGTAAAAAGGTGCATCAAATAATTTTTAACCCAGCGCTTAATGATATTTTCCAAACAAGGAACGCGTCCGGAAATATAGTAGGGTATTACCCTATATCTATGGAGTACGGTTTTTTTACCGTTGACGGTCGCTACATTCCCGGCTACGCATTTGTGCGCAAAGCTTTAGAAGGAACAAGTTCCCAGTTAGAAAACATCATCATATCTGAGATGAAAAAACGCATTGACAAGGAAATATCTATAAAGGGGTTAGGCTAATGGAGCGCGCGTTACGCTACGAGCTGGGATTAGTATTTCCCAATACGCGAATATTCCCCACCAACGCGCCGAAGGATGCGCCAGGCGAGTATCTTATTTATTACCGGTCTTCCACCGTCTGGGATAAGACTTTGGACGGTTTCATACAAGGGGAAGACATCAACTATATCATTAATGTTATGGCCGAAACATACGAAAAGGCTTTGGAGATGCGTGAAAAACTAGAACAGTTATTGCGCTGCATGCTAAAAGTTTACATCGGTGAAAACAATGAGGTCTACATTAAGGACCTAGAACTTAATGGTGTAGGCGAAACCTATGAACCACAGTTAAAAAAACATCGTGGAATTGTTGATTTCACGGTTTACATTTAGGAGGGACACATATATGAATAGAGCACTACGTTCAGTGGGTACACGGTTCATAGCTATGGGTACACCAGCCCTTGCTGTGGGTGGTCTAACCAACATACCGAGCCCGCAAATATCAGCCGAAGAAATAGATGTCACCACGCTGGATAGCGATGGGGGCTTCAGAGAGTTTATCGCTGGTTTCAAAGACGCTGGCGAGATTTCTTTGGAAGGTAACACGCGTATAACAACAGCTGGTGATTTTGACGCCGGCCAAAAGAGGATGTACGACCTCATGGATAGCGGTGCCGTTACGAACTTTGTAATTGAGTTCCCGCCAGAGTTCCAGGCGGTATGGACATTCGAAGGCATTGTCACAGGGTTTGCAGTAGACGCCGCGCTGGAGGATGCAATCAGCTTTAGCGCCACAGTAAGGGTAACCGGTAAACCGGAATTGTTGACCGGGGCTGGCGCCGTAGCCATTATCCCAATGCTGCCACCAAGGCCCGTGTCCACAACCCTATCGGTGTCAGCAAAACTTAAGGCTGCAAATGCAAAGGGGGACAGCTAACATGCGCGGTATACCCATACAACTTGACCGCGAGCGGACTTTGCGTTTCGGCATGCGGGCGATTGACTACGTTGAAAAACAACTCAAAACCCCTATCCAACAACTGGACATGGATTCTATGACCATGAAACAAACGGCGGTTGTTATCCTTGCAGGTTTGCGTCACGAAGATGCAAATCTAACCTCTGAGCAAGTAATGGATTTGATAGATGACTATTCCAGCATGAAGGTTGTTTTTGAAGCTTTGGGTGAAGCTATGGCTGAGGCATTCGGAAAAGCCGACGCTAGCGACAGTGACAGCGAGGATGCTGGAGAAAACGATGATAGCGACAGCGAGGATGTTGGAAAAAACGAGTAACGGGCGAACACTTCACTATAAACAGCGCCATGAAGTGGGCTGCCCAGTTTGGCATAAGTATTCATGATTTTTGGGCAATGACCCCGCACGAAATAGGTGTTTATGTATCGGGCGCCGGGAAACGCTTGGAGCGTGAATATAAACGGCAACATGATACAGCTATGCTTGCGGCATATCTTACCAGCCGTTGGGTATGGGCCAAAAAAGTTGACATAAAGAAACATCTTATTACCGATACCGACAAGCCAACTAAAGCTGTTCAGACAGACGCTGAAATGCTGGCCACGGTAAGGATGCTAAACACAGCTATTAATTCAGCGCGCCCGCAGTAGCTGCCTGATGCGCTATCTACCATATGATTAAGCCGCCTAACCCGCGGCTTTTTTAAACAAAAATTCAATCCATATAAATCTGCATAGCTGAAAACAAGATGGCACTCGCTGTCTTGTTTTTTAATTTGAAGGGGGGCCCGACGTGGCTAAACGGCGTTCAAATTTCATAGTCCGCGCTGGTGCGGATTTCTCCGCAATTACAAAGGCGTTTGGCAAACTAAAAAAAGATATAGCCGCTGTTACGGGACCGCTTAAAAAAAGCGTTCAAGGTATGACCGCCGCAATGCGTGGTATCGTTCGGGGTATGACACGTACAGCATCCGCGGTTGGTCGACTATTTAACGGTTTCCGCCGATTAGTGCCGCTGATGGGTCTTTTCAATAAAAACGCAAGGCAGGCGTCCAGAAGTACAGGCTTGTTGCAACGTGGACTTATACGCCTCGCTCTAGGGATGCTCGTTTTTGGTCAAATCCGCAAGGCAATGATGGCGATGGGTACGACGATGCGGGGGCTCCTAAGCCATAATGACGCCTGGAACAACAGTATGGCTGCAGTGCGCACAAATTTGTGGACGGCTTTCGCGCCAATTTGGGAAGCTATAATGCCGGCGCTTGTAGCCTTTGCGAATGTCTTGGCTATGGTTACACAACGTATTGCTATATTTATTGCCTTGCTTAGTGGCAGAACATATCAGTCGGCTAGAGACACTGGTCAGGCGCTACGTGACCAGGCGCAAGCATATAGGGAAGCTGGAGGCGCAGCTAATGCCGCCCGAAAGCAACTACAAGGTTTTGACGAAATTAATCAGGCAGCTCAGGAGGACGCAGGCGGGGGTAGCGGCGCGGGTGGGGGGTTAGATGTTTCAGGAGTCGAACCGCCAAACTATGCAGTTATAAACTGGCTGGAAGAGCTTAAATACCAGCTAAGTCAGCTTAAGCCAAACTTGGATTATTTTCACAATCTCGGCTATCGACTTGCGGAAATCGTGGCCGGCTGGCTTGACCGTATAAACTGGGAGCGCCTGCAAGCTAGAGCCAGCGCGATAGGGAAGATGATTGGTGCCTTCCTCGGCGGGATGGTAGCTAACGATGCATTTTGGCGGTCGCTTGGAGACGCGCTTGTCGGTGGCATACGTACCGCTCTTAATTTTGTTAACGGTTTTATGAGGACCTTCCCATTTTTTGACTTCGGGAAACGCTTGGCAGAAATATTTAATCGTCTTGCTGGGCTCTTACCAGAGCTCGGGACTACTCTTGCCAAATATATAAATAGCATATTTGACACAATAAACGGCTTTTTCACCGGAGTTAATTGGCGCAGTCTCGGTCAAAATATGACGGATGGGCTAACTCGCTTAACAGAAGATATACGCTGGAACAACATTGCGGACACGTTATCTACAGGACTCAATGGTGCGTTGACCACGCTACGCGCATTCATAACCGAGTATGATTTTGGGCGGCTTGGCACACAGCTTTCCGGCATGATTAATCACTTTATAGGCAATGTCGAGTGGGATTTAGCAGGGCAGACACTCGGCGCTGGTCTAAACTCAGCAATAGGCTTTATCAGGAGTGCGATACAAGAATTTGAATGGGCGGCCATAGGGCAGGCGCTAAGTACCTTTATTAATAACTTTATCAACGAAGTTGAATGGAAAGAAATTGGCAGCACGATTTCAAACTTTTTCAAAGGCGCTCTTACGTTTATCCGCACAGCCATTGATGAGTTTGATTGGACGGCTTTGGGTCTATCCATCAGAGACTTTTTAATGGGTATTGATTGGCTCGGGATTATTGATGCAGTCGGCGGCGTGATTACATCAGCCTTTAAAGGCGCGTTCGATTTCCTTGTTGGACTTGTTGGTGAACCAATAGCCAATGCTTTAACACTTATTGCGGCGGCTATTGGAGTTGTAACAGCGGCGTTAACGGCTTTCAACACTGTACTCAAAGTAACAGCAGCACTAAAAATATTACTAAAATCGCCAATTGTGTTAGTGGTTGCTGCTAAAGCTACTCTAGTTGCCATCATCTTACAAACTATGGATTACTGGAGGGCTTTAGGCGAGGTGGCCGCCTCAGTATGGGAGTTTATTAAAGGTGTCTGGGGTACTGTCGTAGGTTGGTTTCGTGAGCGCGTTATTGACCCGCTCAGGAACGGCTTTAGCACCTTTTGGGAATGGCTAAGAAAAATACCAAGTACCGTATGGAAAGCCATAAGCAGCGCCTGGGGCGTTGTCGCAGGTTGGTTCCGTGGAAATGTAATTGACCCAGTAGCAGGTTTCTTTACCGGGATGTGGGATACCGTTACGGGTGGTGCAAGGGCTGCATGGGAGGGCATTAAAGGCATATTCCGAGCAGTCCCTGAATGGTTTAAAGGTATCTTTCAACGTGCTTGGGAAGGCGTAAGAAACGTATTTTCCACAGGTGGCAAAATATTTAAAGGAATTGTCGAGGGTATCACTTCGGTATTCAAGAGTGTTGTTAACGCCATTATTGGCGGTATAAATCGTGTGGTAGCCGTCCCATTTGATGGGATAAATTCCGCGTTGGGAAGATTGCGTGATATATCAATATTCGGCCTAAGTCCTTTTGGATTCTTACCGACGATACCAGTTCCACAAATTCCGCTTCTGGCAAAAGGCGCGGTAATCCCCGGCGGCTCCCCGTTCGCAGCAATATTGGGTGACCAGCCAAGGGGCCAAACCAATATCGAAGCACCGCTAAAAACTATAGAGTTGGCCGTGGCGAATGTTATGAACTCACGCTCCAACCCGCACGGCATGGATTCTCGCGGGGGTTCTGGAGCGGATTTATCGCTAATGGCGGCTATCGTTAACGGTATCAATGACTCAATAGCAGCGAGCATATCTAGTGCGGCCTTCGCCGGTAACCAGTCAAATGGCCGAGATAATGTCATTAATATTAATGGACGTGAGTTCTACCGCGCCACGATGGTTGATTTTTTGGATGAGGCAAATCGCGAGGGGTTTGCACTTTCGCGCATTTAGGGGTGGCATATGGCTAACGGTAAACTAATAATTAAATATGCTGGTAGTGACTTGCCGTCGCTACAAGTAGGCGGCTTGCGACTTATTTTTCACCCAATAGATGACGCTGAACGAAGCGCTTCTGGAGACTTAATGCTTGAAGAAATAGCATTTAAGCGAAAAATAGGCGCGACCTTCCCCCCACTCACAGGCGACGAGACACACCACATCATGGCAACGCTTGAACTTAATCGTTCCGGACATCTTGAGTATTTTGATATTGCTAAGGGTGGGGTCCACACCATCCCAGTATATTATGGGGCTGGGGTATCTGTTGATATGATGCGGTATGACGATAATATGGCATTACAATTGTACAGCTCGTTATCAATCAACTTTATTGAGATGTAAGGAGGGGTAGCATGGCATCGGCCACCTTTAAACAAAACATTTATCCTACGCCTCCGCAGCGTCGTAAAACAGTTGTGGAAGTTAACTATTCCCTTACCGCTCCTGACAGTAAAGAAGGCGGTACGTTAACATTGCCACCTGGCAACGCTATATCCCGCCCACATCAAATCGCGAACGAAGTTCGACTACAAGCGGCACCGGTAGGCACGCTGGAACCTGATAACTGGGCTCTAGATGGCCGTTTTATGATTCCAGTACCGCCAAAGGAACAGCCCGAGCTTGAAATTGGCTGGTGGTCTGAGGCAATGTCAGACGGCAATGGAAATTTTGCGACACCTTTAGTATTAGAACGAGTTTTTGATACCGTTCAGACGTTCAACACTTTAGCTATAACGTTTGACCCTGACGGAGACAACACTTGCGCCGATTTTGACGTAGCATTCTATGACGGCTTTAGTACACTCATATATAAGGTAGAAGCGCGCGGCAACACGGATACCATTTATAGGACGCCAAGAGCCGGTATGAACATCCTTCGCGTGGCTATAACCATTTATAGTACGAGTAAGCCTCGCCGCTTTGCACGGATTTTGGAAATTGACTACGGCCTCGTGCTGACATACACGAATAAAGAATTATTCAACTTAGGCTTGATTAATGAAGCTGACCACAATGGACGAAGGCTTATGTATCCCGAGCTTAACCTGACAATCCATAACGGTGGGTTGTATGATGTTTTAGACCCAGATACCTACGCGCCATATTTTTTGCAACGGCAACGTTTTGAATACAGACACGGTCTCAGATTGCCTGACGGTTCTATTGAATGGGAAGATTGCGGAACATACCATCTTGCCCGATGGCGCGTATCAGATGCACGCGTAGAGTTTAGAGCGGTCGGCCGTACGTTTGAGCTCGAAAACGCTATATTTTTTGACAGCACCTTTTCGGAATTTACCCTGCAAACTCTGGCAAGAAAGCTATTTCCTCAAACAGATGTACCCATCTTAACACCGGCAATAGCTGGCTATTTCGGCAATATAAATCACAGACGCGCTCTAACATATCTCGCTGAATTATCTTGTTGTTTGGTATATGAAGACCGGCAAAACCGAGTGCAGTTTTTGGATATTATCAGCGAAGGCCCCGAAACGGTTGACACCTTAAACTATAAAAATCTTAAATCAGCGCCGGCGGTAGAAACCAGTGAATATTATAATTCAATACTGTTGGCTGAATACGACACTTCAATTGAATACCGTCAAATTTCGCGTACAACGCAAGACCCTGGCGAAGTCAAAATTGTATTCAGTCACCCAGTACGAGGTTTTCCCAGCCATGAAATTACACCGGGATACACGCTTGCAAATCAAGAATGGCACACCATGTATATGACAGGGACGCTTATTAGAGGGAACGGGGCACCGCCGGAGGCGGAAGTAATTATTTATGGGCACAGTGTCGTTTTGACAAAATCAGAAAACCTATACTTTGCGCCATGGTACACCGGCCTGGAAGAAACGCAACCCTATGCTGTTGACTTGCCGTTTTTTATCCGGTCATCGCCCAATTATAAAGCTTTGAAAGACTGGTTCCTCCCACGTAAGTTTGAAATATTAAAGCGGCAACTACGGGTTGACGCCCGTTGGCGCGGGAATCCAGTCAGAGAGGTTGGCGATTTTGTAGAGACCGTGTTTAGTAAACGCGGCAATTCACAAAACATGCACATATCTAAAACAGAAATACAGTATGTTGGCGGTGGACTTAGCGGCCACATTGACGTTATAGGTAAAAATCCACTTATGGGTGGCGGCCCAGCGCCGTAACAAGCCAGCGTTTTACGAAGCGGATTTGTAAAAAATAATTAAGGGGGCGAGATACCATGGAAATAAATGAAAGAGTTCCAGCTACCGGACGTATGCTAGCCGAGGACGGCGGCGTGGTAAACGTTGTAGATATACTTAATGCGGTCGCAGGGATAGCGCCGGCGTCTAATGCTATTCACGATATCGAAACCTATTTACCATGGGGTGGTCGAATACTTGGTGAAGATGGAAAAGCCTATAGCCTCGTGGATTTACTAATGGCAATTGCAGCCGGTGGCGGAGGTGGCAGCGGAATGGTGTGGCGACCTACTGTTGCCGCGGATGGTACGATTTCCTGGGCCATATCCGTAAGCCCTACGCCGCCCGCGACTCAGAACATAAAAGGGCCACCTGGAGCAGACCGCGTTTATCCAACGGCTGGCACTGGAACGGCGTACGAAATAGTCGTCCCCGCAAATGAAGCTTTACAAAATGGTAACATTTTTACAATCGTGCCGCACGTTGGGAATTTGACGCAAAATATCACGCTCACAGTTAAAGACGAAGCTAACACCGTTGTTATTGAGCCGCGCCGCTTCCGAGTAGTAAACCCATACAATACAACACAAACGTACCCGCTTCAAAGCGAGTACCGCTTTGTCCCAGGTAGGCCCGTACCTATCGTTTGGGACGAGCGCGTGCCTGTGAGCGAAACATCTTTAGCTGAGCCGGGCGGTTTTATTGTGGCAGATTCACTTCATTTTGATACCGCTGATATCCAAATAAATGCTCGCGGCACTGAAACCCTATCCGGGCTTCCGGACGGCCCAACAATGCTAAAGGGCGCGCTGCAAGAATTTGTTGTGGCTATTAAAGCCCTACAAGCCAGCGTTGGAGCCAACCCACGCGCCGTAGTCATTGACGACTGGAACAACATACTGCTGCCGCTTCCAACGTCTAGGGAGGTTGCATTTTTTACCGCAGATATCTCAGCTACCAATGGCCCCATCGGAGCCGGTTCCATGATAGCAAGTGGGGCCTGGCAACCAAGTGCGGATGCAGACTCGGGGCTATTCATTCTTTACGCGGTAGGTATTGGCGCTGGTGAAAACGGATTAGTACACACTCGTACATTTAACCGAGCCACGTTAAATTGGGCAAGCTGGCGACGTGTTGGTGTGATAGACCACGCCAAACTTGACAACCTCGCCTATGACGTCAGCGGACACATTGACTTTGCCGGGCTGGATGATAATGACGAGTTGCGATTTGAACAGTTGAATCGGGAGAGCGTGTTTAGATATGAAGACACCATACTAGATACGCAGGTCGTGGGCACCGGCCACTGGTGGCGAGTGGCCTATGGAGATGGACTTTGGGTTGCCCTTCGAGGCGATGGAATGATAGCAACCTCAATAGATGGTGTGACCTGGACTACGCAGCAAGTACTTACGGGAAACACTACATGGAATGTGGCCTATGGGGGTGGGCGCTGGCTTATTCTTTGCGCCAACGGCATA